GTGCTTGAAATCATTGCCACTAGTCCAAAAAGGCCACTCGAAAAAACAACATACACTCCCATATGGCGGGCGCGGCGGTCGGAAGGCAATCAAATCTCGCGAACATTAGAGGTTAATCCGAAAAAATCGCCCTTATATATATATATTTTGGAATGGACTAAATGGACTAAATGGACTAGTGCCTTTAGTTTCAATGACTTACACACCACTTGGTAGGCCAAACGCCGAAAACCGTCAGAAATGATTTGGATAGTGCCCTAAGAAATCAATGACTTAGCCTGCCTAGTGGTAGGATGTGGCACCGTATTACCACATTCAAATTTCCGCCCATGTTAGACGATGATTGACGCGTGCTACCCGACTGACCGACCCGACTACTGTCACGCGGCGCATATGCACGAACCATGCCAGACTGCCTGACGCGCCCTGACTGACCGACCGAACTACTACCACGCCTCACACCTGAGCGAGCCGACTGACTGACCGAACTACTACCACGCTTTGTTACCGGGTAACAAAGCTGTGCGGCGGGCAAAAGAAAACGCCCGCCGGGTTAGGGCGGGCGTCGTAGGCTTAGGTCGGAATGTTGGCGCGGATTACTTGTACTGCGCCTCAAGCGCTTCGTCGGCATGGTCGACGCGATCCGCAAACGCCATGACCGCCGCCGCCAGTTCCGCGTGGCAACCACCTGTTTCCGCCATACGCTTGTTGAGTGTCTGGCGGAGCGCGACAGCCTGCCCGCGAATGTAGCTTTCCAGCCGTTCCCGCGTCCATGGTTCATCGTGGCCAGCGTCGCCGGGATTGGTGACAGTCACCTTGTCGCCTTCGCCTTCGCCTTCGCCTTCGCCTTCGCCCTTGGCGTTGCCTTCGGCGCGTGCGCCGCGTTCCTTCGGTTCGATCAGTCCCGCCGCCTTGAGCGCGCGATGGTAGGCGGTTCGGCACGCGCCGTACGCGAGTTCTTCCGTCTCGGTCCGAGCCCGCGTCTGCTTTTTCGAGAGTTTGCGGCCGTGACCAGCGCTGGCCAGAATGTCGGCGGCCGTCACCTTGGCGTTGTCGCGGATGCTCAGATAGGAGGAGATGTAGGCGAGCTGGAAAGCGCGCTTGTTCTCCGCCGTGTCTCCGCCCGCCGCTTTGATGGCGTTGCCAGCGTCGACAGCGGCCCTGCCATTGGTGCGGTCCGCTTTAGCCAGCGTGCCAGCCATGCTGCGAATATTGTCGAGCAGCTCCGCCGTCTTGTCAGCCTTCGCACCGTTCACGACGGTATCCAGAATCTTGGCGGCGGCGTCAACAGTGATCCTTGTGTGCGCGTTCATGGTCTAGTTCCTTTCATATGGGACCCCATAGGTCCCGCCCGGGCAAAAGCGCCCACACACATAATCTCACACATAAGAGCATGATGCAAGCATGGATAACGCTTAATTCGTGCGGATTTTGTTACGTCGTAACAAAGTTGAGACGCCGCTCGCGAGAGACTAGGTGCCGCCGCCCTAGAAAGAATTCTTTCCCTCGACTGCACCCCTTGGGGGGTTTTGCTGATCGCCCACTTCCACTTCACGGTCCCCCACACATTTTTTCTAAAATTTTTTAGATTAAAATTTGACCTCATTAGACGTTGACAACCCCCAACCGCCGCCACACAATTCCTGTGTTCGACCACCAGATCGCCAAGGATCAGGTAGAGGGACCTTCACGGACCGTCGCGTGCAGCTTCCGGGCATCAGCGACGGTCCGTCTCGTTCAGGGAGTAACACATGGAAAAGCTGCGCAACGTCCTTTCCACGATCGCGGAGTACGCGCTCAAGGTGGGTCTCGACGGGCGGACCATCCTCTGGGTCGCCTTCTCCTTCACGCTCGGAGCGTGGATTTTCTGACTTGCGCGCCATGCGCGAAGCACGCTACACTCCGTCCCGGTTCAGTCAGACTTCCCCGGCGTCGCGGCGTCTCCCCAAAATCACAGGCGCCGGGGATTTTCCAGACCTCCCTCCCCGATTGACACATGCAGGTCCGAAGGTTACGCTTCGGGGCGTATCGCCGTGATCTTCAGGCGAGCGCGCGACCGAGAACACAAGGACCGGAAAGACAATGGACTTCAGCAAGGCGCTACTGGAAATCAAGGCGGGCCATCGGATAGCGCGCAGGGGTTGGAACGGGAAGGGGATGTTCGTCTTCCTCGTGCCCGGATCGACCTTCAGGGTGAACCGTCAGCCGCTTCTGGGCATCTACCCGGAAGGAACCGAGATCAGCTATCACTCTCACGTCGACATGCGGACGGCGGATGGTCAGATCGTCCCTTGGCTGGCGAGCCAGACTGACCTGCTGGCCGACGACTGGGATTACGCTGAGCCGATCCCCTGAGACCTGAACCATGAACGCGCTGGCCACGATCGACATGGACAAGCTGGACGAGGCGTTTCCACCTCCGAGGAACCCTGCCAAGTTGTCGTGGCCGGCGACGCTCCCCCTTGAGATCGCGCTGCGGATCGCGACACCGAAGGTGATCTGCGAGCAGTACGGGGTTTCCCGCGAGGAGTGGCTGCAGCTGATCGCGCACCCGGTGTTCGTCGCCGAGGTCGAGGCCGCGAACGAGATGCTCAAGCGCGAGGGCATGTCGTTCAAGATGAAGGCCGCGATGCAGGCCGACGCGTATCTGGAGACCATGTACACGCTGGCGACCGACCCGACGGTTTCCCCGGTGGTGCGGGCCGACCTGATGAAGTTCACGATCAACGCCGCCGGTCTCAACGCCGGCAAGGATCAGGGCAAGACCAACATCAACGTCGGCGTGGGTTTCAGCATCAAGATGGACCTGTCGCGGTGATCCAGCCCAAGGCCGACGTGTTCGTCTACAAGCCGCCGCCGACGGTCCGGGAGTTCATCTCCCACTACAAGCCGGGAGAGCTGTTCTTCGATTGGATCGAGGGTCCGGTCGGTTCGGCGAAGACCACCGGGAACTTCTTCAAGCTGTGCCGGCTGGCCGCGCTGCAGGAGCCGCAGGCGGACGGTATCCGGAGGACGCGGTGCGTGATCGTCCGTAACACCTACCCGATGCTGCGGGACACGACGCTGAAGTCGTGGCAGCAGTGGTTCAAGGACGACGAGGCCGGGGAGTGGTTGGCGACGCAGAACACGTTCATCCTCCGCTTCGACGACGTCGAGTGCGAGGTGCTGTTCCGGCCGCTCGACACGCCGGACGACGTCAACCGGGTGCTGTCGCTGGAGGTGACGTTCGCCATCATCGACGAGTTCGTCAACATCCCCAAGGCGATCATCGAGAGCCTGTCCGGCCGCTGCGGGCGCTACCCGTCGGCCAAGGACGGCGGGGCGACGAACTGGGGGATGTGGGGTGCGTCCAACACGGACACCGAAGACAACTGGTGGTTCGACCACCTCCACGCCGAGGACCGCGTCCGGCTGCACGAGTACGACCAGTGGACGAAGGGTCAGGTCTGGCAGGTCAACGCCAACACCAAGCTGTTCGTCCAGCCGTCGGGCTTCAGCCCGGACGCGGAGAACTTGGAGAACCTGCCGGGCGGCGCCGCGTACTACACCAACCTCGCGGTCGGCAAGTCGGTCGCGTGGATCAAGCAGTTCATCGAGGTCGAGTGGGGCTTCTCCATCGCCGGCACGCCGGTGGTCCCCACGTTCCGGGCCGAGCTGCACGTGTCGAAAGTTCCGCTGGTGTGGAACCCGGGCCTCATGATGGTGGTCGGGCTCGATCCCGGGATCGGAGGTCTGGCGGCGATCTTCATGCAGGAGGACCTGATCGGGCGGCTGCTGGTCTACGGCGAGGTGATCGCCAAGGGCTACGGCGCCAAGCGGTTCATCAGCGAGAAGCTCAAGCCCTACATCCGGAGGCGGTTTCCCGGCTGCGAGCGGATCACCATCGCGCCCGACCCGGCGGCGGCCAACCGGTCGGCCAACGATGAGAAGACTATCGTGGACACGTTCCGCGAGGAGTACGACGTCTCCATCGAGAGCAACAATCGTCTTCCTCTCAGGCTTGACGCGATAGACCACTACACGACACGGCTGGTCGAGGGCAAGCCGGCGCTGTTGATCGACGGGGCGGAATGCCCCATACTCGTTCGCGCGCTCAAGGGGGGCTGGCGGTACGCGCTGAACCCCAAGAACGAGGAAATGAAGGGGTCGGAGCCGGAGAAAAACCAGTATTCGCATCCCGGAGACGGCTTCGGGTACGGCGCAAGGTTCTTCGTACGGGAAGGTGATGTTCTGGCGAAGATGGAACGGATCAAGCAGTCCCGTCGGACCCGGCCGGTGAACCGGGGCAGTGCTTACCACTATAGGTGATGTCGATGGCGCAGGAGTTGGCGGTGGTCGAGCAGCAGCCCAGTCAGGGACCGGCGATTACGCGCGCCATGGTCTCGGCTCTTGGGTCTCAGCTCAAGCAGAAGTTCGACGGGTTCCGGTCCGATCGCGGGCCGCTGGAGCTGAAGCTGCTCCGCAACCTGCGGCAGACGCTGGGCATCCTCGACCCCGAGCTTGAGAAGCTGCTGGGACCGACCCGGTCCCGCGCCTATCCGCGACTGACGCGGATCAAGAACATCTCGACCCTGTCGCGGGTGATGAACCTGATGTTCAACGGCACCGACCGGAACTACGGGGTGTCGGCCAGTCCGAACGCGGAGATGGACCCGAACGACGTCGTCGAGGCGATGCGCCGTCTCGGGGAACAGTACAAGCGTGAGGGTGTGCAGCCGACGATCGACGACAAGTTCATTCAGCATGCGACGCAGATGCTGGCCGACGAGCGGGCTTGGGAGCTGATGGTCGAGATTGACGACCAGCTGCAGGAACTCGGCGGGTCTCAGGCGGAGAGCTACGTCAAGCTCAGCCGGGACGTGCTGCTAAGCGGCATCATGTACTGCTACGGCGCGGCGGTCGGACCGTTCGCCCGGCCGGTCGAGCGGACGGTGTGGCAGATCGACCCGACGACCGGGCAGCCGGCGCCGAGGAAGATCACGGTGTACAAGCCGCAGATCGAGAGCATGTCGGTCTGGGATATCTACCCGGACATGTCGGCCAAGAGCTTCCAGAAGCAGGACGGGTACTTCTACCGCAAGGTCCTGTCCCGCGCTCAGGTGTCGGACCTGCGCAAGCGCAAGGACTTCTTCAACGAGGTTATCACCGAGTACCTGAGCACGCATCAGGACGGTAATTGGGTCGAGCAGAATTTCGAGACGCAGCTTCGCTCCATGGGCGTCGCCAACATGACCAGCGTGTCGCGCCGTGACCGGTCGAAGTTCGAGGTCATCGTGTGGTGCGGCCCGGTCGACGGACATCAGCTGCGGCAGGCGGGTGTCGAAATCCCCGACGACCAGCTGGCGGACTATCTGGACGCCGAGGTCTGGATGATCGACGACTGGGTGATCAAGGCCGATCTGAACGTCTACACCCAGATGGGTGTGTCGATCCGGACGCTTCACACCTTCGTGTTCGAGGAGGACGACACCAGCCTTGCCGGCACGGGTCTCCCGGACATCATTCGGGACAGCCAGATGACTGTAGCGTCATCGATGCGCATGCTGCTCGACAACGCGTCCGTGGTGTGCGGACCGATCACCGAGGTCAACATCGAGCTGCTCGCGGGCGATCAGGACGTGAGCGCGCTCGCGGCGTACGACACGGTCTACCGCAAGGGACGCGATCAGGACGCGGCCGCGCCGGCCGTCCGGTCGGTCGAGATCAACGCCCATATCGCGGAGCTGACCCAAGTGGTTGATCTCGGGATGCGGTTCGCCGACATGGAGAGCTTCGTCAACCCGGCGACGGGCGGGGACATGGCGAAGCTGCCGAGCGAGGGGATGCGGACCGTTCCGGGCGCGTCGATGCTCTACAGCAACGCCGGTCTCCCGTTCAAGGACATCGTCCGGAATTTCGACGTGTTCGTCGAGAGCGTGATCCAGTCGATGGTCCAGTTCAACAAGCTGTTCAACCCCCGGATCAAGGCGGGCGACTACAACGTCATCGCCAAGGGTGCGGCGAGCCTCGTCGCCAAGGAAGTGCAGGCCATCCAGATGGACCAGCTGAAGGCCGGCATGACGCCGGAAGACTGGGAGCTGGTCAACCGGGAAAAGTTCCTGCGGACGCAGTTCTCCGCGCGCAATCTGGACGACATGTTGCTGCCGCCGGAAGTCGTGGAGATGCGCAAGCAGGCGCGGTCGCAGGAGGCGGCGCAGCAGAAGGACCTGATGGTCAAGGCTGCTACCGCCGAGGTGCGCAAGACCATGGCCGAGGCGCTCAAGAACATCACGCAGTCGCAAAAGAACTCGGCCAGCGCCGACAACGCGACCGTCGAGGCGGCGATGAAGCTGTTCGAGATCATGCTCAACGGTGACACCGGAGAGGGTGATGGCGGCGGTACGGCGCCGGAGACGGAGACGCCGCCGCAGCTTCGGACCATTGTCGGCGGCATGGCGGGAGCAGGTCTGTGAACGTACGCCAGAAGCCGCAGGAGGTTCTTGATTTCGAGGCTGCCCGGGCCGCCAACGAGGCGACCATCCGGCAAATCTACGCGACGCGTGGAAGCATGGAAATGAACCTTATGGTTCAATACTTGACATCGTGCCTGCAGGAAGTGAAGAATAGTTTCCTGACCATATCTCCTGATCAGTTCGAGGTCGCGCGAGAGCGCGCCAAGGTATTTCAGGAGCTGCTCGACCTGATCACAAAAGCGCCGATGGTGGGCGCGACCAAGGGGCAACCATGAACGATTTCTCGAACGCTTTCGCCGAGTTCTCCAAGCTGGACGACATGGCGCCTGTGCCGCCGGCGCCGCTTGCGGCTGACACGGCTCCGGCTGCTGCGGCGCCTGCTGGTGACGCGCCGGCCGATCCGGCTCCCGCCGAACCGGCCTCTACCGAACCGGCTGCCGCGAAGCCTGACGGTGAAGCTCCCGCCGAACCGGCCTCTACCGAACCGGCCTCTACCGAACCGGCTGCCGCGAAGCCCGAGGGTGAGGCTCCTGCCGAACCGGCTTCCGCGAAGCCCGAGGGTGCGGCTCCTGCCAAGCCCGCCGAGCCGAAGTTCGATGATCGGGATCAGGCGCTGCTTGACGCGCTGGGGCGGATCGCGGCCGAGGGCAAGAAGCCGGAGGCGGCTTCCGCACAGCCTGCCGACGAAGAGTTCAAGTTCACGCCGGAGCAGCAGCGGATCATCGATGATTTCCAGAAGGAGTACCCGGAAATCCACTCGGCCCAGCAGCTGATCATGACGCAGCAGCTTGCGGATTACACCAGCTGGCTGTTCGACCAGTTGGTGCCGCAGCTCACGACGATCCGGGACATCGCGCTTTCGACAGCTGGGGCGGTTCACCACAACGAGCTGACCACGAGCATCCCGAACTACAACGATCAGCTGATTGACGATATCGAAAACTGGGTCGGCACGCAGCCTTCGTTCTTGCAGGACGGAATGAAACGTGTCATCAATGAAGGTACTGCCGCCGAGATCAGGTCTCTCGTCGACATGTATGCGAAGGCGACGGGGGTCAGCCTTACGCCAGCTCCGGCCAGTCCGGCAGCCCCGGCGAACCCCCAACCGAAGGCGGTTGAGCTGCCCAGTCCGGCCAAACAAGCGGCCGAGAAGTTGGCACCAGTCAATTCCCAGCGGACCGCGCCTGTCTTGCCGAGCGACCCGAACGACTTCAGCGGGGCGTTCCGGAAGGCGAGCGAGGAGGTTCAGTAGAATTTTGACAGGGAGCTAACCCATGACGCAGGTCACCACTTACGGCGATATCACGCCGGCCGTTGCCGCCTATGCCGTCGTCCGCATGCTGAAGCGCGCCATGCCGCTTCTGCAGCTCGAAAAGTTCGGTCAGGCATATCCAATCCCGAAGGGGAACACGCAAGTCGCCAAGTTCCGGCGCTACTTCCTCACCGGTGCGACCGGTGCGGCTGGCTCCGGTTCCGGCAGCTTCTACATCCCGCTGGCGCTCAACCCGCTGGTCGAGGGCGTGACGCCGTCCGGCAACAAACTGGCGAACGTCGACTACTCGGTGCAAATCCAGCAGTACGGCGACTATGCGACGTTCACCGACGTTGTCATCGAGACCCACACCGACCCGATCCTGCAGCAGCTCACCGACGCGCTCGGCGAGGAAGCTGCCGTCACGGTCGAGACGCTGCGCTTCAACGTCCTGAAGGCCGGCACCAACGTCTTCTACGGCAATGCCGTCGGCGGACGCAACAGTGTCGTGACGGCCATCAGCCGCGCGGACCAGCGCCGGGTCACCACGGCCCTCAACCGGCAGAACGCCAAGAAGATCACCTCGGTGGTCCGCTCCACGACCGACTACGGCACCAAGTCGGTGGAAGCCGCCTACATGGCGGTGGTCCACCCCGATCTGGAGAGCGACATCCGCGACATGACCGGCTTCAAGGCCGTCGCGGATTACGGTCCCCACATGTCGCCGTTCGAGGGCGAGATCGGCTCCGTCGAGCAGGTTCGCTACCTTGCCTCCACGGTCATCGCACCGTGGATCAACGAGGGCGGTTCTCTCGGTTCGACCGGTCTCCGGTCCACCGGCGGTACCAACATCGACGTCTACCCGGTCCTGTACTTCGCCCGCGATGCCTACGGTATCGTGCCGCTGAAGGGCGAGGACAGCATGCGCCCGATGGTCGTGAACCCCAAGCCCGCCGCCGGCGATCCGCTGGCCCAGCGCGGCACGGTCGGCTGGAAACTGTGGACCGCCACGGTGATCCTGCAGGAACTCTGGATGGCTCGTCTGGAAGTCGGCGCCACCGCGTAACATTCAGGGGCGGTCGAGAGGCCGCCCCACAGTGATCAGGAGGCTACTATGGCTACAGACACAGTTGACTATCAGGATGCCGGCGTCATGCAGTACGCCGCCGGAGGTTTCACCGGAGCGGGTGCGGCGGTGGATGTCACTCTCGGCTTCAAGCCGCGATACATCAAGGTCTTCAACGAGACCGACGCCACCACGTGGGAGTGGTTCAAGACCATGGCGGCGACCAAGGTGATCAAGACCGTCACGGCTGGCACGCTGACGGCGGATACCGGCACCGCGATCTTGGACAACGACGACGGCACGTTCACCCTGTCGGCGACGCTCGCCGCAAGCGGCAAGGTGTGCAGCTGGATCGCTTTCGGCTGATCCGGGGCTCAGGTCGGTAATCTGGATGGGCGGGTCATTGCGCACCCGCCCATTTTCTTAGGAGGTCCCCATGTACGGCGACTGCGTGTGCAAGGTCGATAAGAAGAACAACGGCTGGGTCGTCACCATGAACGACCCCAAGATCGTCGAGGCCAACCGGAAGCGGAAGACCGATCTCAAGGAGGTCTCCCCGTATCGGGACCCCGAGCAGAGCTTCGTATTCCAGACTGTAGATCAGGTACTGGAGTTTCTGAAGAATAACCTCGACAAGACGAAGCCGGTGGACGATTATTCTTCCAGCTTCCAAGCGGCATCTGCCGAAATGAGCGACGAGGAGTAATCATGGATACCGAAGCGACCCCGATCGAAGTTGACGCCCCGGAGAAGAAGACGCGCGCCCGCCGGGCTCCGAAGCCTGTGAACGCCAAGACCGGATGGCACAAGATCGTCCTGCAGGACAGCGACAACATCCCGCCGACGGGTCTCCCGATCGGCATCAACGGCACGTTCTATCACATGCGCCCGGGCGAAGAAGTCTCGGTCCCGCCGGCCGTGTTGGAGGTGCTCAACCACGCGGTCGAGACCGTGCCGGTGAAAGACCCGGACACCGACAAGATCGTGGGCAGTCGTCAGCGGATGCGCTATCCTTATCAGCTGGTGCAGTAACCATCTGGAGGCGTCATGAACTTCGGCGAGCTGCTGAGCTACCTTAGAGGGCCGATCCTTCACGACGATAGCCAGCAGATCGCCGGGTCGGCCAGCGATGCCTTGTGGTCGGACGAGACCTTGGCCACGAACATCAACGAGGCGATCCGGCGATGGTGCCGGCGCACGCTGGCAATCCGGGACGCCTCGACGGCCGCTGTGTGTCAGGTCACGCTGGTCGAGGGGCAGACCGACTACACCTTGCACCCCAGCATCATCTCCGTGATCTCGGCCAAACGGTCGGGAACTCCCGGCGACCTCATGCGCGCCGGGCACAGCATTTTCGACCAGTACCAAACCGTCGACACCCGGTTCTGGGACCCGACCTACTTCACCGAGTGGCCTCCCGGCGCTGTGCTGGCGTACAGCACCGATGAGGAGGTGCGGAACGAGGGCGGGTCTCCCGGGCTGGTGACGATGCGAGTATACCCGGAGCCGGACGCCACGATGGATGGAGAGACCATCAACTTGCGCGTGGTGCGCGGACCGATCGATCCGCTGACGCTTGACGACCTCACAGCCATCCCGGAAATCCCGGAGGACAACCACATCGAGGTTCTGGATTGGGCGGCGTATCTCTGCCTGCGGACCGTCGATCTGGACGAAGGCGCCCCGGATCGGGCCAAGGAGTTCGCGGCGACGTTCGAGACGAACGCGGACTTGGCGCGGCGCATCGCATTGAGTAAGATGTTCGCACCCAAGAAGTGGGGTTTTGGCCGGAACGGCTGGGGCGGCTACGAGAGGTAGGATTATGGCGACGGCATCACTCGCGGATCGAATTGCACAAGTTTCGGCAAGGTCTTCGGCTGCCGCTGATCCGGTGATGGCCGCCCGAGAGGCTGCGGCGCTTCGGGCTGCAGCGCCCGGCGTGGCGCGGACCGCGCTCGGGACCGTCGCCCGGCGGGCACCGGCACTTGGCCTGTTCGCAGGTGCCGCGAATGTCGGTCTGGATTTCTTCAACCCGAACTCCGACATGAACCGATACTCGGCGTGGGTCCGGAGCAAGATGGCCAACGACATGGCCGAGCACGCCGCCGCTGCGAAGGCGGACTATGCTGCTGGTGACTTGAAGGGGGCTGCCGGCAATGCTTTCGGTGTCGGCGCGGATGCTGCTCTTGGTCTGGCTCGGAACGCGCGCATGGCGCTCGGATCGGCGCTGGCCCCTCTCGGCCTCGGGTTCATCGCTCCGACCATGAAGGCTCCGTCCAACGGGGCGACGCCGGCGAGCACCGCGACAGCCACTTCCGAGCCCTCCAAAGCCGAGACGGCTGCCGGGTCAGGGTACACGGCGCAGGATTTCATACGAGCGGCCCAGTCTCTGTCACCGCGTGATCTGCAGACGGTGATGGCGATCACGCCGAAGCCTGTTGGTGCGAAGGACCGGATGTACAGCGCACTTCTGGAGGCCGGGACGCGACGGTTCAATACTGATCTAGAGCGCGCCCGAAATGGCGGAACACAGGAAGACGTGCTGGCCGCGAACCAGCGGCTCATCGACACGCTCAGCGCGGTCCTCGGCAACAATCCGCTGGAGGCGCGGATGGGTAACCTCGACGATCTGAGGGACTGATGCCTGTCAACTGGAGCCCGTTGGACCCGGCGACCGGACTTCCGACGTCGGGTTCCGGCGTACTCGACTTTAGCCGCCTGCCTTCGCTGCCGACGGTCGCTGACCGCTCGCGCAACCCTATTGTCTCAGGTCTGAAGGCTGGTACGCAGGAGGCCCTTGGACTGACGGCGACCGCTGCCGAAGCTGTCGGTTCCGCGCTCAAGATCGACAGCTTGAGAGACTGGGCGGCCGAGGCGGCAGCCAGCCGGTTCCAGCGTGCTCAGGAGGTCGGACGGCCTGATCTGGATGTCGCGCCGTGGCGCGAGGGCGGGGCGTCGGCTGCCCCGTGGTTGGGGTATCAGACGGCGCGGATGCTGCCCAGCATCGCGGCGATGCTTGCCGGGTCGGCGGTCGTCCCTGAAGCGGCGGTCCCTGCCGGGCTGAAGACGCTGGGTGCGCGTGTTCCGGCGACGCTGGGTGGAGGCGCCAGAGCGGCCACAGCGGCTGAGCGAGCGGCGACCGGCGCGGAGTGGGCGCGTGCAGTTACCGGCGCGACGATCGCTGGATATCCGCTCGGTGTCGGTTCGCTCTACGATAGTGCCAAGGATGCAGGCATCGAGGGTCAGGGCACGGCGCTGTCGGCTCTCGCGGCAGGCTTGCCGTACGCCGCACTGGAGGCGTTGGAGCCGGCGCAGTTGAAGCGGTTTGCTGCTCCTGCGGTCAAGGACGGCATCGCCAAGGGCATTGGCCGGGCTGTCGCGGCGACCGCGATCGCTCAGGTCCCGCAAGAAGCAGCTCAGACCGCCATGGAGATGGCGTACCGACCTGACCTTCCGCTCAGTGAGAAGCTGGCCAACATGGTCGATGCAGGCGTCACGGCCGGCATCGTTGGCGGCGTGCTTGGCGCAGGTTTCCGTGGCGCCGGATATCTGCGTGGCATGCGTCGGGCGAAGCCGACGGACGTTTCGACCGAGGACATGGAGAATACGGCGGACGCGGTGCTCGGGACGGGTGACCAGACATTCCCTGACAAGCCAACCGACGGGTCACCCATTGACCCGTCGGCGGCGGTCGGTGCAGGGACTTCCGGAGGTTTGGACGTAAAGACCTACGTTGACGATTACATCGCCGGCAAGGGCCGAGAGGACCCGACGTACCAACAGTTTGCCGCGGATAACGCGCAGGAAATCGAGCAGGAGTTTCAACGGCGTCAAGCGGAAACACCCCCCGCATGGACCGCCCAAGGCGCCCTGAACACGGCTCTGGGCGAGCGCGCTGCTGCCGCCAAGATCAATCCGGTACTCGACCAGCTGCGAACCGCTGCAGATGAGACGGACCAGATCAGGACTGTTCGGGATATGCTGGAGGCGCGCGGGGAGAAGGCTCCGGCGACACTGCGGCGGCTTGGCCAGTTCTACGGGCTCCAGAACCCGGATGGAACGCCGAGGGACCTGCAGTCCGAAATCAACGACATCGACGCACGTCTCCAATTGGAGCGGCGGGGTGCGACGCCCGACGAGCAGGTCGTTACTGACCTGCAGACCCAGCGTGCTGAGCTGGTGCAGAAGAAGAACGCACTGGATGCGGTCGACGAGCGGATCAACGACCGGCGTCAGACGGTCTGGCAGTTCGCCGAGAGGATCATCGGCCGCAAGGGCAACCCGGCGATCCGTAAGTCCGGCGCGGAGAACCTCGACCAGCTGGTCGAGTGGGTGATGAAGCGCATCGAGGACGACAAGATCACGCCTTCGATCACCAAGCTGGCCGACTTCTTCAACCTGCGTGCAACGCCGGAGGAGAGTGGGTACCAGAAGGACCTTGCAGAGGCGAAGTCCCGGCTGGCGCTCCTGCAGCGTGAGGGTCAGACCAACCCGGAAGCGGCGGCTCAGGCCGAGCAGCTGCAGCAGTCGATCAGCATGATGGGTGCGATCCAGCGCGCGGTGGACGGTGCGTTCGCCCGGCGTGCGGAGCCTGCAGAGACAACCACTCAGACCGCAGAGGAGACGCCTCCCCCGGCTCCGCGTCCTCCGACCACCCCGCAGGAGGTCGTGACCCAAGCTCTTGGCACGACGTCCCGGTCCAACCCGGTCGTCCGCGATCTGGAGGGTGTTCGGGATCAGGCCGATCTGGTCGGTCGCGTCATGGACTACGTGTCTGATCGCACAGGGAAAAAGATGTCTCCTTCGTGGCAGAGGGTCGCCGAGGCTGTTGGTCTGGTGGACGTCGCCGGCCGACCGCGCGATCTGGCCGGCGAGATCGAGACCATTAACCAGCAGCTCCGGGTGATCGACCCGGAGGCAACCGATCAGATCGTAGAGCTTGAGGACCGGCGCGAGGCGCTGCAGCAGCAGGCCCGGGTGATCGAGACCGCTCAGCAGGGTCGGGCTCCTTGGCTTGGGTGGAACGTGCCGGCGCCAGCCGTCGCTGCGCCTATTGACGGTTCGGCCGTCGTGTTTGAGGCGTTGCGAGCGCGCCAGACGACGCCGGCTGAGCCGCCCCTCCTGTTGGATACGCCGGAGGTACCTCTCTCGGAGCTTGTCGCGCAGCAGGCTCAGCGAACTAACCCGTCGGAAGTTACGAACCTCGCTCTGGCTCCGGCAGAGCAGCAGACTGTCCAGTCGCCGGAGGTTCCACCCCCAGCTCCTGTGGCCCCTCCTTCCACAGGATCGGAACTCCCTCCAACTCCGGCGACTGGCGCCCTTCCCGAGAGGCAGAGTTTCGCTCCGAGGCCGCTTCCGCAGCGTGGGCTTGCAGCCTCTACGCCGACAACGCTGCAGGAGGTCATGACCCCTGCTGAGGAAAAGCCGTCCAAGCGTCGTCCCCGGCCGGAGCAGCCGAAGCGTCGTAGCTTCTCGCCAGAGCCTCAGCGTCAGCGCACGCTGGCTGCGCCGTCGGAGCCGACTACCCGGACGAACGTCGAGGAGACAGTCGTCCATGACCAGCTAACGCCGACCGAGCAAAGCACTCTTGCGAAGCACTACGGCGAGAAAGAATACAACGACGTTGCCAAGCGTCGGTTCGTCAACGATCTGGTGACCGCGATCAACAACGGCCTGACGTCTGTCGCCGTTGCGATCCGGCGGATCGTGAAGCGGATTATGGGTGCGGTCTTGGCGACATCGCTGGTGTTTAATGTTAGCCTGACGCAGCCGCCGGTCACGGACGTCACCACGGATTTCTCGACGACGCGGACCGTCCCGATCACGCAGATGGTACCAGAGAACGCGCGGGCGATGATGTCGGACCGGGCAATCGCGGTTTACGAGACCATGGCTCCGGCCGCGATCGGAAGCGGCAAAGGTTTCATGATCGCAGACAAACCGAGCGGGGCGATCCACGTGTTCGACCGGACCGGGGCGTTGATCGACAGCGGTCCGGCGTTGTTTGGAATGTCTGCCGGGGACCAGTTCATCGAGGCTCCGGACAAGACGGACATGGAGGCGATGTCCGTCTCGGAGCGGATCACTCCGGCCGGGACCTACAGGCTCCAGCAGCGTTCTGTCCCCAGCTACCCCGGCGGTCAGGTTCTGGCGTTCCAGAAGGATGGTCAGGATGTCGGGGCCAACAGCTCCGGGTACGTGGCCGTGCATTCTGTCTGGTTGGAGAAGCCGGAACAGCGTCGTGAGGAGCGGCTGGCGTCGACCACTCCGGACGACAATAAGATCAGCTTCGGCTGCATCAACACATCGTCTCAGATGTTCCTTGGCAAGATTTTGCCGCATGTTGCCGAGTTTGATGGTGGGACGGTGTTCGTGCTGCCGGACGCCGTCGAGACCACGGCAGCCATGTTCCCGGCTCAGACCCGGCAGGAGACGGTGGCAGGCACACGGACTGAGCAGGTTCCGTCTGGCGTTCCCGCTCCGGACGAGCGGCTTCCGGGCCTCCCTGCCGGCCAGACGGCGCGCGATCGCGTGTCTCGTCAGACGAACCGTCGGCCGACAGACCGAGCCGACCAGCCTCCCCAGCAGACCGCGCAGGAGAAAGTCGCGGATACGCTGACCGATGCGGATCGCGAGGTCGCGAAGAAGCATTTCGGGCACGAGCAGTTCGACGAGCGTACCGAACGGGCGCTGCTTGCCAGCGTGCTGCAGGCCATCCGCGAGGGCATCACATCTGTCCCGGCCCGCATTCGGGCGATCGTCAAGAAGCTGATGGCGGAGATCAAGGCGTTCATGGCTGACACCAGCGGAATGCTGGGCGGTCGGAAGGCGCTGAGCGCTAACTTGACAGCTCTCGACGAGGCCCAGCTTCGGATCGAGCGCGGAGATCGTCCGGACGAGGTGCTCAAGGATACCGGCTGGTATAAGGGCGAAGACGATCGCTGGAAGTTCGAGATTGACGACACCGCCGCGAAACTGCGTCCGTTCAAGCCGGACCCGACATCACCTGTCGGGGTAGTGCTGTCAGACGTCTTGTTCCATCCGTGGCTGTTCAAGGCTTACCCCAATCTGCGTAGCATGCCGGTGGAATTTGACGCTGTCGGGGATTTCGGTGGGTCTTTTGATCCGGCCGGGAACTTCATTCAGTTGACCGCCCCGTCCGGCAGCACTTCCCCAGCAACATTGAGCTCGCTGCTTCACGAAATCCAGCACGCGGTGCAGGAAGTCGAGGATTTCGCTCGAGGGGGAAATCCCGGTAGCGTGGACGCATATGACGATCGGAATATTAATCGGACAATGAGCCGGATCAACACGGAACTGGAAGGGTATGTGTCCGATCCGGACGTCGCTGAAGTTATGGCGTTTACCGGGAAAGACGTGCGAGTAATCGATCAGACGGACCTCCGGAGGACGGCGAACGCAGAACGCTGGTCCGAGGATCGGCTAGTCGAGGCTGTCAACCTGTTCACTTCGCTTCGCAAGTGGCAACGGTATGCGCTATCGGTGCAAGAGCTATCGGATGCTGCGCCCACGATCCGCCAGCTGGAGGCGGATTTGAGCGCGAAGCCGGATCGTATGTTCGCTGAGCGGCTGCGTAGTTTGCGCGGCGCGGTCTCTGGCGGCGCCGCGATTGTGCAGAATACGATTTACCGCAATCTCGCCGGCGAAATCGAGGCCCGTAATGTGCAAATCCGTCAAGGGTATAGCGCGGACAGAAGGCGCAATATCCCACCTTCAACGACGGAGACACTGGTTCGGGACCCGGGTATTGCTCCGGTCGTATCGTTCGAGACGGCCCCGGCCCGGTCCACAGGCCCCATCGCCGACAACGCCCGGGCGCAGCAGGCGGTCCAGCAGGTCGAGAGCTGGTGGGAGAACGTCAAGGACCTTCAGACAGTGGGCGCCGGAGCCCGGAAGTTGTCGATGGGCTGGCGGTCACTGACCGACCTGTTCGCGCAGTACGGTAAACTGTTCACCACAAAGGACGGGAACCCGTTCGAGCGGTACATGCAGGCGCGGCAGTCTCGGGACGCGATCAAGAACCAGATCGTCCAGATGCAGCGCGCGGCGATGGATGGGTTCTACGACCTTCGCAGGGTCGATCCGAAGGCCGCCGACACGGTCCAGACACTCATGAAGTACACGGCCGAGGACATCGATCCCCGGCGTTCGTGGGATGACCACACGTGGCTCCACGACGACGAGGATGCCGCCTATCTCCGAGGGCGGGTCGACAAGGCCAACGGCGAGTACCGGGCTCTGGTGAGCAAGCGCCAGCACAAGGTCTACGACGACCTGCTGGCGAGCAACAACGCGGACTGGTTCTCCCGGTTCGCGGTGCAGATGCAGAACTTCATGCAGGCCACGTTCCCGGGCCAGCAGGTCGCCGGCTTCGACGCACACCCGATGGATGGGTACATGGCGGCGAGCGATCTGCACACCGACCCGGTGGGTGCGGCGCGGTATTGGCGGCAGCAGGTTGACCAGCGGATCGCCGGGGCCGAGGCGTTCGTGCAGGCAGTCGAGGCGGATGGACGTCCGCGAGCGGTCAAGGCGCTCAAAGGGATGCTGACGTCGATCCGGAAGTATGTGGCGGATGTCGAGCAGGCGCCGTACTTCCATCTTGGTCGAGGTGGCGACTACTTCGTGTCGATGACCATGAAGACCGGAGAGGGTGGTCGGATCGACCGAAACATCGTCCGCCGGATCGCCAAGCATCTGGACGCGGCCGGGTTCGGGCATGTCTCGCTCAACTCCGGGACCGGTGTCTCGGATATCTATCTTCGGGTCGAGAACCCGGAGCAGCAGCAGGCGCTGTTCGATGTTGCCAAGAAGATGCGCGCTGCCGGCCTGCTGGTAGCCGACAAGCCGATCGTCCAAGGGCCGCGATCCGACGACGACGTTCGCCGGACAATCTCCCCGGAGTGGTTGCAGAACGTCATCGACGCCGTGGTGGACAGCGATACGTTCGAGGCGACGGCCGGCATGACCGAGGATCAAACGGATGCGTTGGCGCGGAGCAAAGCGGACCTTCGCGTCTCGCTGACACAGGCTTGGCTCGATCTGCTCCCGGACAACTCGATCAACCGCGTCATGGCTCGCCGACGGGTTGTCCCCGGCTACAGTGGAGACATGATCCGCAACTTCGCGTTCCGTTCAGACGTGAGTGCGAATGCGCTGGCGAGCTTGACCGCCGCGCCTCGTTCTCTCGGGGCGCTCCGGGAGATGCAGAGCGCAATTCGTGCGGCTCGACGGGACGAGAGCATGACGCTCCAGAACCGTCAGCGGATGTTCGACGTCTATGGCGAGCTGACCCTCCGGGAGGCTCGGGCGCCGCTGCGGGCTGAGCACGGGTTCGTGGATACGCTGACGGCGGCGAACCACGCGTACTTCCTCAGCATGTCTCCGGCGTACATGCTGACCCAATTGACAGCCGTTCCGGTTCTGCTGTGGCCCGAGCTGGCAAAAACTCACGGTTTCGTGAATGCCGCAAAGGCCATCGCCAAAGTCACTCCGATGGCGTTCAACATTCTCCGGGCAGTCGCGGCGGAGGGTTGGCGGCACGGCAATCTGCGGTTCGCGGATGCGTCCGTGACCATGAAGGCACTCAAGGCTGCCGGCATCCCGTCAAGTACGGCCAAGTTCGTCATGGGCATGGTCAACCGGGGCCACATCGACATTGGCGGTCTTGCCCGTGAGACATCGCGGTTGGCGAGCAAGGCGGGCGGCGAAACCGCGTGGGACAAGACCTTGCGGTTTGCCAGTGCCACTTCAGTCTATCCGGAGCTGATGACCCGGTTGATTGCCGGATTGTCGGCTCGCGAGCTGCACGGCGGCAAACCTGATCTGGAGAGGTACGCGGACACAGTGGTGGACCAGTCGATGTTCAGTTGGGGCACATGGAACACCGCTCGGCAGATCGGCAAGGCGGGTGCGTTCGGCAACTGGTCTCGCATCCTGTTTGCATTCCACAACTACACCTACCAGCTCATCGAAAAGATGTACCGGGAGATGACGACGGCGTTCACCCGTCCCGGGACGACCAAGGAGGAGCGGGCAGCTGCACGCCGATGGATGGGCGGGCATCTCGCTGCGGTCGGGTTCTTGGCGGGTACGGCGGGCATGCCGATCGCTTCCGTCATTTTCGCTGCGATCGACGCCCTTGCGAACCAGCTCGGGGACGACAAGGACAAGCCTTACGATGTGCAGACTGCGTGGCGAAACTTCCTGTCCGACAGTCTCGGGAAGGGTGTCGGTGAAGTGATCGCGCGTGGAGCCCCTCGCGCCATCGGGGCGGATTTCTCTGGTCGTGTCGGAGAGCAGAATATCCTGCCGTTCAGCAAGTTGCTGACCGACAAGGCCAACTGGAGAGACAGCATCAACAACTATCTGGCCTCGGCCGCTGGCGCTCCGGTCAGCATGCTCGGTAACCTGATCGAGGGAACCTCCACGGCGCTCGATGGGGACGTGCTCACAGGGATGAAGCAGACCCTGCCGGTCGCGCTGAAGGGTCCGATCGAGGCAATGCGGATGACTACGGACGGCTATGTCGATCGGGCGGGTAACAAGATGCCGATGAGCGCGGGCGCGAACGATGTCATGATGCAGTTCCTCGGGATCACCCCCGCCGAGAAGGCGGAGTACACCGAAGAAAGTCAGGCAGCGAAGAACCGTCTCAAGGGCATTTCGCGAGAGGCCAGTGCGCTTCGCCGCCGACTGGCCGTGGCGATCGAAAGCGGGGATCGGGAGAGTGCCGTCGAGCTTCTGCGTGAGGCGCGCCGGTTCGATCAGGCGCACCCGACGCATGCGATCTTGGGGTCGCTGAGCAACACCATCAGGCAGCGGGCTCGGGCTCGGGCGGTCAGCGATATCTATGGCACGCCGCTCGGTGTCCGCGTGAACGACCCGGACGTCCGGTCGGCGATCGGGTTCGGTAACTACGGCTCCGGTCAGTGATTGCGCCTGCCAGACAGGTACGATACGATGCGGAAAACCGGCGAGATACCGCACTGCAGAGAGGACCGAGGCCAGTGGACCACACCCTTACGATCCCCACCGAGACGAAGCTGGCCATGTTTGTTCCGTTGAAGGATTTTTTCTGTCCGGAGTTCCAGACGTCGTACGTTTGCGGGATGGAGTATTGGCTGCGTGCGGGCAATGACCGACTGGCCGCCGCAGCCGAGAAGTGGCAGGAAGACGGTCTTATCGTCATCGAACCTCTTGAGGAGACTACCTGATGGGCATCACTCTTACCACCGCAGCGCGGAATGCCGCTGCAAACGCGGTCGTGGACTTGCTGGACGCCGGAAGCGGCGACGCAAACGGCGATCTCGTCATCATGACCAGCGGTGACGTGGAAGTAGCCACCCTCGCCTTTTCCAACCCGGCTTTTGGCGCTGCGGCTACCGGCGTCGCCACGGCTGACACCATCACGTCTGACACGGACGCGACGGGCGGCACCGCCGCCAAGTTCAAAGTGCAGGACCGCGACAACACGGAAGTCTTTCGCGGCACCGTAACTGCAACTGGCGGTGGCGGCGACTTGGAGCTTTCATCTACCTCCATCGGCGCTGGCGACACCGTGGGCGTCTCCAGCTTCACCTACACCCAGCCCGCCTCGTAACGGAGAGCGCCGCATGAACGCCGCTCAATCAGTTGTCGCGGCGTTCGAGGTGTCCTTCGGCGTTGCGTCCCCGCAAGCCTCGATAGAGCTTGCGGACCTCGGGTGTTCTGTCCTGTCCTTGGAGGCCAAGGGCGGAAGCACGGTGGCCGTCATAGCGGACGCGGTGAGTGGCAAAACAGTCCGGTGGACCTACACGGACCCGGACACTTGGGTTCCTGACCCCACTGGGAGCGTCATCCGAACGATGATCGTGGTGGATGATGACGACAACGCCTACGAAGTAGCAGCAGCTGGCCGGGATGACCCGGTAGCGGCGGCTCAGGTCCAGTTGGTGAGGTTCCTCGAATACATCCGGGGGTGACGCATGGCCACCACGACTATCCGGCCAGCGTCCAGCCAACGCGACGGCTATACCCGCTCGGACGATACGGTCTACGCTACCGCGCGTTCAGACACGACGCCGGATGTTGTTAATTCCACTGCGTCCACCTTCATCACTGGCCAGCGGTACAACTCCGGGACGTTCCTGCTTTGGCTGGCCTATATGGGCTTCGATCTTTCTTCCCTGAACGGGAAGAAGATCACCGCCGTTACGGTGGAATACACCACCAACAGCAGCTCAGTATCTAACGCCAGCGACATCAAAATTCTGGACTACAACACGGACGGCATTATCGGCTCGGACGACTGGTATCCGGGCGATACCGTGGCCGGGTGGACCGTGTTTGGCACCATCCCGTCCACCAACAACGGCACCACCACCACCTACCAGATTTCGCTCAATGCCTCGGCTGTCGCTCAGGCGCAGGCGGACGCCGATGCTTCCGACTATTTCGGCGTTACGCTGGCCTCGGCAGACTTCATCAACGGCACCTCGCCGGGGACCTCTGACCACCGCTACACTATCCGCTCCTCTGAGAACGCCACGGCGGCTTATCGGCCCGCCCTGATCGTTGACTATGAGGACGAATGGGGCGACGCCGATATCTTCGGAACGGTCCCGACTGTCTCTGCTTCCGGCACTGTCTCAAGCAGCAGCGAGACCTCCGTGGTTTTCAACTCCACGGCGGCTGATGGCACGATCTATCGGGGCGGCACCGATTGGGCGGACGCACGGGCTAACACTTCGCTTTTGGTCACTGACGGCGTCTATGTCGGCTATGAGGTATCGGGGTCGTATATCGACAACGGCGGCCTTGTGTTCGACACTTCATCCTTGCCGGATGACGCCATCATCACCTCAGTCACACTGTCGCTGTATCTGTATCTTGATAATTCGAGCGTTGACTTCACTATTGAGGTCCGCGCCGTTGATCTCGGCGCAGCGTTTGGCACGCCTGACTTTGTGGACCCGGACACGCTGGGGAGCTATCCGCTCGTTGCATCTTTGGCAACAAGTGGGGTTACGTCGAGCTACAATGACTTCTCCAGCGAGACGGCGTTCATTGCAGCCATCAACAAGACCGGCAACACGACGGTCTACCTCCATTCGGATGATGAGCGGCTAGACACCGATCCGGGCGCAAACGCCTATGTGGTCTTTGAGGACGGCAGCACTGGCGTTCCGCCAAAACTCACGGTTGTCTACACTACCGGCGCATCCGGCACGGGTGCCGTGCAAGCTCCTGCCGGTAGCGTGGACGCCACCGGAGAACGCGTCGTTAGCGGCCTTGCTGGTGCGGTTGCTGTTGCCCCGGAAGCTGCGGCCTCCGGTGAGCGGTCGGTTGTCGGCAGCGGCGCTATCAGCGGCACCTCTCCGACCGTTTCAGCGGCAGGCGAGCGCGCCGTGGTGGGTGGAGCAGCGGTCTCCGCTCCGGTGCCCACGACCACGGGCGCTATCGAGCGTATCGTCACCGGCACTGGTGCTATAGAGGCTCCGGTCGGCGTCGTTGCTGGCTTGGGCGGTCGCGCCTCCCAAGGGGTCGGCTCCATAGCGGCCCCGGTCCCGACCCTTGGCGGCTCTGGAACAGTCACCAGCAGCACCGTAACCGGCTCCGGGGCGATCACAGCCTCCGTACCCACGCTCTCTGGTTCCGGCGTCCGCACGGTCACAGGCTCCGGGGCGATCACAGCCTCCGTACCCACGCTCTCTGGTTCCGGCGTCCGCACGGTCACAGGCTCCGGGGCGGTCACATCTACGGTCCCCACGCTCTCTGGTTCCGGCGTCCGCACGGTCACAGGCTCCGGGGCGATCACGGCCCCGGTCCCCACGCTCTCTGGCTCCGGCGTCCGCACGGTCACAGGCTCCGGGGCGATCACGGCCCCGGTCCCCACGCTCTCTGGCTCCGGTGTTCGCACGGTCACAGGCTCCGGGGCGGTCGCATCTACGGTCCCCACGCTCTCTGGC